ATGAACCCATTCACCACTACTGCGCTGTCTTCAGCTCAGAACGGTCTGAATGCGGCTGATGGCCTTGTTCGTACAGCGTGGGAAAAAGCGCAAATCTCTAGCAACTTCGGCGGCATGATGGCTCTTACATCTAACGCTCTGTCTAGCTACACTTCAGGTTCTACTACTGACCGTGCAGGCGCTTTGGCTTCTACTCCTGACGCAACTTACGTTACAGCTAAGGACACGATGACTCAGGTTCTGTCTCTGAACAACTTGGGTACTGGTACTATCAAAGCTGGCGACATGGTTACTATCGCAGGCGTTTACCGTCTGAACGTAGCAACTCGTGAGCCTATCCTTGATGCTGCTGGCAACCAAGTCCTTTGGACAGGTACTGTACTCGAAGATGTGACTATCGCTGGCAACGCTGCGACTATCACTGTCTCAGGTGCTGCTATCTACGAAGCAAATGGTCAGTACAACAACGTAAGCGCGGCTCCTACTAGCGGTGACGTTGTAACTATCCTTGGTGCTGCTTCAACTCTGTACCAGCCTAACCTCTTCTACACGAAGCAGGCATTCGGCATTGGTACTGTTAAGCTGCCTAAGCTCTACAGCACTGACACTATCGCTACTACTAGCGATGGATTCAGCATCCGTGTGTCTAAGTACGCAGACGGTGACGCTAACACGCAGAAGATTCGTTTCGACCTTCTGCCTGCATACGCAACCTTCAACCCGCTCTTCGCAGGTCAAGGCTTCGGCGTATAACGCTAGAATGGAGGAGGGGGCTTCGGCCCCCTTTTCGCTTATATGGCAAAACCAGCAAAAGGCAAGGCTAAAGTAAAAGTCACTGCATCAGGCAAGAAAGTCTCCTATGGGCAGGCTGGTAAGGCTAGTGATGGTGGCCCACGAGTACGCGCTGGAACTAAGAAGGGCGACTCATATTGTGCAAGGTCATTAGGTATTAAGAAGGGCTTACCTAAAGACAAGCAGAATGATCCAAACACGCCAAACAATCTAAGTCGCAAACGATGGCGCTGTAAAGGCGCTAAGTCAATGAAGGCTAAGTATGAATAAAGGTCTGTACGCAAATATCCACGCCAAGCGCAAGCGCATCAAGCGCCAGAAGGCTGAGGGTAAAACCCCTGAGAGAATGCGTAAGGCAGGATCAAAAGGCGCACCTACAGACAAAGCGTTTCGGCAATCCGCAAAGACTGCTAAGAAAGCAACATACGAGTGAGGTGACACTATGCCAATGGTCAACGGAAAGAAATACCCGTACACGAAAGAAGGCATGAAGGCTGCTGCAAAGGCTAAGAAGAAAACAAAAAAGTCTAGCAAGTCTAAGAGCGGAGCAAAGTACGAATAATGGCTACTGTCGCACAAGTCGCTAAGGCGGCGTTACAAAGAATCTTGGTACAAGCATCTGAAGCTCCACTAGAGCCAGATGAGTATCAGGACTTTATCTTTGCTATGAACAACTACATGGCTCAGCTAGATGCACAAGGCATTAGCTTGGGTTATACGGAAGTGTCAGATTTAGGTGATACTGTCACAATTCCGACAGGTGCATTGCGTGGACTTATTGCTAACATGGCGATTGAAGTCTCACCTGACTACGGGGGCGTTGTCTCTGAGGGATTGGTACTAGCTGCTCGTCAAGGCTTGCAGACTATGCGTACCATTGGTCAGCGTATACGCGCTTCAGCACTACCTTCTACATTATCTCTTGGCTCTGGTAACGAAGATGAGTCTTGGGGTCTTAACGGACATTTCTACCCAGATTATGAAGCTGAGATACTCGCTGAGACTACTGGGGCTATTGGTCTGGAGAATAATACCCAATGACTACACGCGCACAAGGTCGTAAAAAGAGTGAGTTTGTCGCTAAGACTACAGTAGAGTCTGGCGGTTATTTAGACTATGTAGTGAATGGTACTAACTACAAGATCAGCTACGACAACTTTGTCTCTAACTTGGGAGTCACTGGTTCAATAGTCCAAGACGGAGCATTGACTGGCGCAGCTATCCTAGACACTCAGGGTACGGTTAATAACATCCGCAACCTTGAGAATGGCTCTGGCATTACAGCTAACGTCTCTCCTGAGAATGGCGTGATACTGGCGCATAACTTCACACAAGATGCGACAGGAACTCCTATCTTCCTAAACACCACAGCAGACAGCCCTACGTTTGCAAGTTTGGTTGCTGGTAACGGAATAGGCATTACGTCTACTGACAGCTATGTCACTATTGCACAAGTAGGTGTTGCTGAGTACGCCAATGTAACCATGCACGGAAACTCAACTGAAACAGTTATTGCAAGCACTGCAACTCCTGTAAAGGCTGCAGGGACGTTTATAGTAGGTGATGAGGCTGGATACACTGGAGACACTACAGGCAAGATTACGCATACAGGTAGCACTGCTAGGCATATCATTAACGCAATTGTCAGCCTGACTGTAGCAAGCGGCACGAACCACACGGTATCAATGTATATCGCGCTCAACGGCACCGTGGTAAATTCAACCAAGACCACTACCACTACATCTAACGGCCTGTATCGCAGCCTAGCGACTTATGCCAACCTAGAGCTAGACGAAGGTGACTACGTTGAGATATTCGTCAGAAATGAATCAACAACTGACAACATCATTGTATTGGATGCCATTATAGGGGCGCTCTAATGCCTGTAACTCAGTTACCAATAGCTAATGGGTTTTATGTTTCAGACTCCCTACCCATCTCTGCTCAGGAATGCACTAACTGGTATCCGAACATTGTTCAGGGTGCTGGTTTGTCTCAAGAGACTCTATTCGGCACTGAGGGACTTACTCAAGTCGCTGAGGCGCAGACCGTTAATGACATAAACCGTGGCGCACACGAGATGGCTGGCAAGCCTTACTTTGTAAACGGCGACAGGTTATACAGGTTAGAAGAAAACTACACGCTGACGTTTATCGGTGACATTGAAGGCACTGCACGAGTCTCAATGGCTGATAACGGCACTCAGTTAATGGTCTTGGTGCCTAACGGTAAAGGGTATATCTACAATCACGTTACAGATACCTTTGCCGAGATTACGGATTCGGACTTCACTGCGAATGGTAACCCCCAGTTCGTAGTGTTCATAGATGGCTACTTCTTAGTTACCACTGATTCTAAGAAGTTCATAGTAAGCTCCATCAATGACGGCTTGAGCTATAACGCTCTAGACTTCGGTACAGCCGAGTCCGACCCCGATGATATTGTTGCTCCAGTAGTTTACAAGAACCAACTATTTATCTCTGGTGGTCAGACCTTTGAGGCTTTCCAGAACATCGGTGGTGCTGACTTTCCTTTCCAACGTACAGGTCTTTTCTTACAAAAGGGATGTTACGCGCCATACTCACTCGTAAACGCACAAGATACGTTTATGTGGGTAGGTGGTGGAGAGAATGAAGGGCCAGCTATCTGGGCGTTGAACGGCAACTCTACAGTAAAAATATCTACAACTGCGATAGATTCATTGCTGTCTAAACTTTTAGATACGCAAGTGTCGGATATTTATTCTTGGGCATACGCTAGTAAAGGTGCTTACTTTATAGGCTTTGCCCTGCCCTCTACAACGCTTGTTTACGATACTACTAGCCAACGATGGCATGAGCGTAAGTCGTTCATAGAAGGCACTCTAGGAGCTTTCAGGGCTGCTTCTGTGGTCAAGGCGTACAACAAGATTCTGTGCGGCGATATTGTAGACGGAAGAATTGGTGAATTAGACCCTGACGTTTACACCGAGTACGGCAACCCTATTATCCGCAGAGTCGCTACGCAGCCTTTCCAGAACAATATGCAATCTGTTTTCTTCCCTTCACTAGAGCTTACAGTAGAGTCAGGTGTAGGTAATGAAGCGGTAACAGACCCGCAGATAGTCCTAGAGCGAAGCAAGGACGGCAAGACATGGAGCGGCCCTATTGCTAGATCAATAGGCAAGATTGGTGAATACACCAGACGAGCTATCTGGCGCAGGAACGGTAGGGCTGCTAGATTTGAGATATTCCGTTTTACTTTAACGGATGCGGTTAAACCTGTAATCATCCAACTTACGGCAAATATAATTGGTGGAGACAAGTGACAAGCCCAAGACTCAACGTCGCACAGCCTATCGTAGAATCCGATGGGACTATGGCGCAGCCCTTCAGACAATTCACTCAGGACGCAAGTTTGAGCATCCCGATAGTAGGAAGTGGGTCACCAGAGGGTGTAGTAGAGGCTCGTCAGTATAGTTTGTACATTGATTCAACAGGCTCATCTGGATCAATAGAGTACAGGAAGATGCAACCAGATATAGGTGGCGATGTGACACAGGGTTGGGTGGCTGTGTGATTTCAGAGACTAAAGACTCTGAGTTAATTAAACAAATCGCCACTATGCCAGAGCTATGGAAGACCGTAGCTGAAGACGGCATAAACCCAGAGACATGGAGTCCAGACCTAACGGAAGGTTGGCTAATATCCTCAGATGAGGAAGGCTTTGTAGGACTGTATAACGTCCATCCTAATAACGGTGTGACCTTGCAGATACATCCTATTATACCGCCAGAGATTAGAGGCAAAAGAGCTTACAAGTCAGCAAAACAAGTGTTGGAATGGATATTTGGCAATACGAAATATCAAAAAGTAGTGTGCCAAATCCCTGTAATCTACAGAAATGTAAAGTTATTTGCGATGAGGGCAGGGATGAAAGAAGAAGGCTTAAACCGCAAAAGTTACTTAAAAAATGGTAAAATACACGATCAATGGCATCTAGGTATTGCCAAACAGGAATTTGAATTATGAGCAGTGTAAAAGACGCACTATTCGGGAAAACAGACACTTACGGCATGGATGTTGCCGCAGAGAATCGCCGTAGCGCAGAAGATTATATCAAGCAGCAGACAGCACAAGGTCGTCAAGACGTTATTGCTGCTTATGACCCTACCGTACAAGCCTTACAGCAAGGTTATCAGCGTGGCTTAGATATTTACTCCGCAGCAGTGCCTCAGCAATTAGCTGCTTTGAGGACAGGCGCTGGAGAAGCCTATCGGATGCGAGCTGGTTCATTGCCTTTCTATCAATACGCTTTGATGGGCGTTCCTTTTAATATGCCTCAGATGATGTCTCAGGTGGGGCCTATTGACGTTCCTGCGTACCAAAACGTACCAAGCATGGGTCAGCCTCAAGCTGTACAAGCCTCGGCATACAACCCACAGGCTGCTGCATTTAATCCTGCAAGTATAGCTAATATGCTTGGCGGTATGGGTGGCAACATGGGTGGATATGGCGGTGGTTACGGCGGCGAAGATTTCGCAAACGGTCAACGCATAAATTAGAGGTATTAACATGGCCTTGCCAACAATTAACGTCAGACAAAATTACCGAGCCAAAACCTCTAATCTTGCTAAGCCTGATTATGTATTTGGTTTAGGAAACGAGTATGAAAATGCGAGTCAATCTCAAAGAGATATTCTTGCAAATAGAGCAAGAGTACAAGGCAGAGGAGTAAGTGTTACCGATCTTGAATCTGAAATGCAGCGGATTGGATACACTGGCACAGGTCAAGATGACAAGCGATTGTTTGACTACTTGATCGGGCGTGGTGTTGGTTTGGACGAGATGGGGAAAATGTTTGATGTTCCTCAGTCTCAAATTGAGTCACGTTACAATGAAATTCTAAGAGTAGGCCCACAAAATGTTGCTCAGAATGCCGAGTTATTTGGCACGTTTGTTGAGCCTGCTACTGGGCAACGACTTACTGCGGCGCAGTATCAAAACCTAGACCCTAATCGTGAATACGGCACTGTATCATTTTTGGGTGGGCAAACAACACAGCAAGCTGCAGAACAAGCTAATCAACAGCAAGAACCAATTCCAGCAGCGCAACGGCTTTCACTAGAACCAACAGCGCAAGAGGTAGCCCAACAAGCTGCACAACAAGCAAGACAACAACAGCAGCAAACAGCTTCTGGATTGCCTACAGAACTAACCAACATCCCAGTAGACAATGACTACTCAATGGATGAGGCGGCAGTTATTGAGAATCTGATTCGTTCAGGAAGAATTTCTACTCAGCAGGTATCAGATTACTTTAATATTCCTGTAGCTGATATTAACCGTGTCTTAGGTAAGGATTTTGGTTATACGCAAAATAATCTTAATCAGGCTTTGGCTGGGCAGGGCATCATACGCGATGCTTATGATGAAGGCGACGGCACTAGAATGAAAGCAACTGGTGCGGGTACTAATATCTTTAGCGGCATGAATACCGCTGAAGATCAAGCTCTTGCCAGACAAATGGGTATGTCTGCTCTTGAATATGCTCAGGCTGGTGGCTTAGGTGCGAATGTAGACATCAACGCTATACGCGCTGCTCAACAAGGCGTAGGCCAAGACCTGACAAATGTTATGGGTGGTCAGCAAGGTTACACTGGCGGCACTCTTCAAGATGGGAATATTCGTTACAATGACCCCAATGTGATTGGTGGTCAGGTCAATATGCCACAGGTC